GTCCTTTGCGGGAGGGGGTCTGCGAACTTTTGACCCACCCTCCCGCGTAAATTTTTACTGATTAATTTTTGTGCAGTGTACCAGAAGCAAGCGCATCATTTACCAGCTTCACCAGTCGGCTACACGTCGCGTAGCTGCTCTGCCGAAAGTCGTTACCCAGGTGGTGGCCGATGCCGTCCTTCATGCGAACGGTTACCCCATCATCGTGTGGCTTCGCGCTGATCTCCGCGATCTGATCCGCGGCTACCCAACAGCCATCCGAAAGCTTGATCATCACGATTGCTCCCCGCGCTTGGCAGCAAGTCGACGATGGCACGCTCTACGGTGCCTGCTCCTGCGCCAATCAGCTATCGTCACGACCAGGGCACACACGCCCAAGAACAAAAGCACCCACTCCATCACGACCTCACCTTTGCCAGTTGCTCGGGCGTCAACATCGCGGTTTGCACCAAGTACCGATGGTCTTTGATGTCGTAATCGGAGGCCATCTGCTGCTGGGCCTGGGTGGTGTCTTCCGCGCGTACCCACACCGCAGCAGGCAACGCGCTATCCTCCTCGGCCGGCACGTCCACATGCTTGACCGCGCGGCCGCCTACACCCTGCGATGCCACCTCGGCCAAGGTGGGAAGACCCTCGGCTTTACGCACATCGTCGATGGTCTTGGGCTGGCTCTTGACCTGCTCGATCTGCTTGGCCGCCTCGTCATAGAGCTTCTGAACATCGCGCACCTTGCGGCTCATGCGCGCGGCATGCGCGAACACCTCGGCATAGGTCGGATCGCCCACGTACTTCTCGGGCTGGGCCATCACCTCCTGCACAGTAGGCATCTGCACCCAGTCGGTGGCCTGGTCCTGCTCAGGTTCGATCGGCTCGCGCATCGCCCGCATGCGATCGGCAATGCCCAAATAGTCGTCGTCCGACACCTGCACGATGAACGTGAAGCGCAGGCCCTCGCTGTTGGTGGACATGGTGCCCTGCGCCAGCTGCTCAGGGTCCATGCCGAAATAGGACGCGGCCGCGTCGATCAGTGCCTTGCTCATGTGGGTTTTCCTTTATCGAGAGGACGACACCATCAGGTCGGCGCCGTTGCCGTCAAGTGTACGACGGTTGCACTACTTGTGTCTATACCTAAAAGCATAACTCCGCCCATCGATATGCTGTTCAAGCGGGTGACCTGGATCGTGGCCGAGGTGTTTGACACCGCGGTGATCTCTCCTTGCGCCAGCACGGCAGTGGCATCCTGCACAGCCACGGTCAGCACGGGCAACACGCCTGCGGGGAAAGCGGTCGGGAAGGTCCACACGAATTTGCCCGTGGCGTCGGTCGTCGCGCGGGTGGCGAAGCGAACATTCGACGCTCCGGCCGGTCCTTGAGGCCCGGTTGCACCGGTTGGCCCTGCCGGACCGGTTGCGCCCGCTGGCCCAATCAAGCCAATCGGACCCTGGGGGCCAGCGGGGCCGGTATCGCCTTTCGACCCCGGCGCGCCGTCTTTACCCGCTGGACCCTGCGGCCCAATAGGGCCAGGAGGCCCGGACGGCCCCGTGGCGCCCTTTTCACCGGGTGCCCCTGCCTCACCCCTTGGCCCTGGCTCTCCGCGCGCTCCTGGCTCGCCTGGTGGCCCCTGCGGGCCTGGTTCGCCTTGGGGCCCAGGGTTCATCACCTTGCCTGCGTTGTCCACCCGGAACTTACCGTCTGCCGTCTCGATCCCGTTCACCTTGCCGGCCGCATCTCGGGTCACCTTGATCAAGCGCCGGTTCAAGCGCTTGAGCGCGCGGTTGTCGTCGGGGCTCACGGTTTGGCCCCCACAGGCTTGCCTTGCCCATCTACCACCGTCCAATCCGTATCCCCGTTCCACACGTTGCCTGGTAGCCAGCGCGATTCCTGCATGACGTACCGGCCATGCTGATCGGGGCCGTAGGTGATTTTGACCTGGTTGCCTTCGTCGTCGTATTCGGGTTGGCTGGCAAGGCTCGACAGGTCGAAAGTGAATCTGCCTGTATTGTCGGTGATCAGACCAGCGCCGGCCGAGATAGCCACCCGGTCGGCATAGCTGCCATCAGGTAAGCGCTGCATGGATCGGCTGCGGCCGTTGCCAATGCCAAAAATGATCTTTTCGGGGGTGTCGTCTGCCATGGCTCTCTCGCGTTGGGGTTGGCGAAGATCGAGAGGAATGGCGATAGTCTAGCGGAAATTTCGGCTCGACTGTGGAGTGTTTGGTGCCGGTCTCTCCCGGCTGTCACGGCATCTGTCTTCCGTCCTCGACGTGCTCACCCAGGCCTGGTCTATCGCACGGCCCGATTATGACCCATCCACCGGCCACCCGTCCAGTCCGATCTGCACTTTGGGGGTGTAGGTCTTGCCGGTCTCGCGGATGGTCTTTGCCTTGTGGCAAGGCTCGCAGATGCATTGCAGATTCGACAACGCATCCACCTGGGCCTGGCTCCACCCCCGCTTGGCCGCCTCAGCCTTGCTCACCACGTGGTCGACCGATTGGAACATCGTCACCCGGTCCTCGCGCAGGCAGGGCTGGCAAAGGCCCTTGTCACGCGCAATCGCCAACTTGCGAATTTTTTCCCAGGAACTCCCATACCCCCTTGACTGCCTACTTTCCTTGCTCCACGGCATTTCACCCACCTATCTGCAAATTTTTACCAATCCACCTGATCCACGTCAAAGTCCGGTACACGCGGTACACACCCCCTAAAGGGTGGTGTGTACTCACGTGTACTTTTCCAGGTACACACGTGTACTCACGTGTACCTTGACGTGTACGCGTGTACTTTCTTCATGGCACTAGCGAAACCGTAAATCCGTCGTCAGCAAGCAAATTTTTGCGCACTAGGGTGGTGAGCGCGCGTTTAATTGCTTCCTTCCTCCGATCCTTTTCGCCAGCGGCGGGTGGGTCCAGCTGCTCCGAGGTGGTCGAAATGATGTCGTCCCGGGTGATTCCGTCGGTGTCCAGATCGGCCACGGTGGCCACATATCGGTACACCAGCTTCTCGATTTCGCCCTTTGGTTCCTCTTTCCGCTCGTGTTTTGCGGGCAAGTTCTCGCGGTGCTCGACCACACAAGAGGTGATGTCCTCGCCGTCATCGTCCTGCCCGATCGTGACGATACCAAGGTTGAAACCCAGCTCGGCGCCGTCCTCGCCGTCCTTCATCTTGGTGATGGTGGCGGCCCGGTACTCCCGGGTGCGCACCACCTCCATCTCCACATCGGCCGCCGCGCGCAGGGCGCCGGACCCGCGCGCCCCCTTGGTGGCGTCCTTGCCGCTGTGGTGGACCAGCACCACCAAGGCCTTGAAAATCTTGTGCAGGAGGTCGCAGTGGGCCACGGCCTGGCCGGTGTCCTTGCTGTCGTTCTCGTTGCCACCCACCATCACGCGCGCGTAAGTATCGACCACGATCAGTGCCACCTGGCCCACCGTCTTGATGGCTGCCACCAGTTCCTTGATGTGGACCTTGTCCAGGAAGTTGGGGGTGTCCGGGATCACCAGCAGTTCGACCGTATCCGGCTCGATATCCTGCTGCCGGCAATACGCCTCCACGCGATTGCGAAAGCCGTCCGCGCCCTCCGCAACGATATAGACCACCCGGCCTTGGGCAACGGGCCGCCCCCGCCAATCCGCACCGCGCGCCACGGCACCGGCCATATCCAGCATGAGAAAGGTCTTGCCCGAGCCGCTGGCGCCGTAGACCACTGCCAGGCCGGTACGGGGCAGCACGCCCTTGATAGTCCACTCAGCGCGCCGCCGTTGCAGGAAGGTGCCGAGCCGCTGCGGGGTGAACCGCGGCACCTTGACGGGCGCCAGGCTCTTTGCCGGGGCGTCCACCTGCTGCTGGTCGTCAGGGCCTAAATCCTCAAAATCATCAGCAATATCAATCACTTGGTCTGCTGGTGGGGTGGCCTGTTCATCCGTCCTCGGAATCGCGAGGATGTCCAGCGCCGCCCCCATGTCGTCGAACTCGTCCATCTGCAACTGGCGAATCTCCTGCGCGCGCGCCGCGCCGGCCTGGGCGCTGTGCTGCCACAGGAAGCGCAGGGCCTTGTCATAGTCCTGCCTGCGGTGGTCCAGCGCCACCTCCATGGCGTGGTCGTTCTGCTCGAGAATCGATAGCACCTCTTCCCGGGTTATGCCGGCCTGCGCCAGCGCGATCGCCGTTGCAATCAGTTGGCGCGACCTGTCGCCCGGCCCGGGTCCATCCAGAAGGAAATTACGCGCGTAGGTGGGCAAGTCCAGATCCTCGACCGCCGGCAGCATGCACTCGGGGATCAGCTCGGGCAGGTGCAGATCGTGAACCTCGGCCGCCGTCAGCTTCTTGCGCCAGCGCGCGGCCATCTGGTCGAGCACAGGGGTGCGCAGCGGGCGGATGGCCGCCGGCGCGCCGGGCAAGCGCTGGCCGGTGATCACCAGGAACCGCGCCACGTTGCCCGCGTACACCTCGACGCCCTGTTCATGGTTGGCCCAGTCTTCCGACACCTCGCCCGAGGTGATCACGTGCAGCCCCGTGCCGCTGGGCGACACCTCGGTGTAGCTGTCCAGCTTGGCGGCCACCTCTGCGGCCCATGGCGCCACCTCACCGGTCTGCGGGTCGCGGCAGTGGTCCAGGTCGATACCCACGACACCGTGCGGGCCGGTCATCAGGTAGCCCACGCCGGCGAACTTGTCCGGGTGCTGTTTGTAGGCGGCCAGGGCCTGGTGGAAGGTGGTCCAGCCGGCGGCGGTCTTGTTGGATAGGCCGGCAGAGGGCCGGTCAGCGCGGTGCGGGATCTTCTCGTATTTGCCGGCGCCGCCGTTCCCTTTCGGGTTCCACACGGCGCGCCACGGCGCCCAGCGGGGCGTGGCCATCATCTCGGCGGGGATGCCGTCGACGTTGGGCGGCAGGAGGGCGGGCGGGGTCTTGATCGGGTCCATCACAGGAGGTCTCCTACCATTTCTTGGGTAATGCGGGCCTCGGCGATGTCCGCGTATTCGTCCGACAGCTCGATGCCGATGAACCGGAATCCCTCGCGCATGCACGCCTTGCCGGTCGAGCCACTGCCCATGAACGGGTCCAGCACCAGGCCGCCCGGCGGGGTGACCAGGCGCACCAGGTAGGCCATCAGGGCGGTGGGCTTGACGGTCGGATGGGAATTAGTGCGGGCTGCGCCCGATGTTCCGGCGTAAGGATTCGCTTTGCCTCCCTCCATAACTAAGCCCGCGCTACCTGGCGCCCGGCCTGTCACTTCGGATGCGTCCGTCAATTTCAGACTTTCGCAACCCTCGTTGCGGTCTGCCTTGCTGGCCTTGGCGCAGTAGAAGAAGCGGGCGGCGCTGCCGGTGTCGCCCAAACCGATTGTGTCCCTACCCGGCGCGGCGTAACCGCCTCCAAATTTGTCGCCATTCTTGCGCCCACCGCCGGTGCTGGGGCCAGTGTCTGGGAACAGCGCCAGCACCTCGTTGCTGCCGTCATGGATGATGTTGGCCGGCCAACGGCCGGCGTCGTGCTGTTGCTTCTCGATCTGCGGCGCGGCACCTTTCGTAAAGAACTTTTCGGATGCCAGGCCGGTCTTGCCGAGCTGCAGAACGTCATCCGTAGCCACCCGGCACCCGTCGATATTCAACGCCCCAGTACCGAACTCCAGCACATTCGCCACCACGGTGCCGGTCAGCGGCTTGCGCGCCACGCAGATAGGCTCATGGGCCGGTTTCAGGGCTGTTCCCCATCCTTTCCACTCGCCGTCAAGATTGTTGCTTTTCGGAAATCCAGATCCGTACATCCAGGCAATTGAATCGCGGATCTCAAACCCCGCATCTTCAATACCCGCTGTCAGCCGGTGATACTGCCGCGTGGCCCCGAACGCCAGCAGGTGGCCGCCCGGTTTAAGCACGCGCATGCACTCTTTCGCCCACTGGCGCACCCAATCTTGGAACTTATGGCCAGACCACGGAATGTCGGTGTATCGCCGCACGTCCTCCAGCCGGGCCTTAAGCGCGGCCGCGCGGGTTTGATCCGACGCACCCGCCCAGCGATTACCGCGGGGGCGATCCAGCCATTCCTCCACAGCTTCGGCCCAAATTTCGAAATCTAGGGCTTTCTTGGCGGTCAATGGGTACTTGCGGAACAAGGTCACCAGGCGGTCGCAACCGTCTTTATCCTGGACCACGTATACCGCCTGTCGATTGCTCGACCCGTTCCCCTCAATAAAATGGATGCTGCCGGCACCAACGAAACGCTTGATGCGCTCAAGGGCCGCCAGATCGTCGTCACGGAGCTTCAACTGGAAGGCACACATGTGGGTGCCGCGTTCGTGCTTTTGCACCCTGAAATGGCCTTCGCCGTCGGTGAAGCCCGCCAGCCAATATCCAAAGCCCGCATCCTCCCTTCCGTCGAAGTTGTCCCATTTCTTGCCCATGAAGCCCCCGGTGAAGGCATATGGAGGATCCGTTACGATTGAATCGACCGAGTTATCGGCCATCTCCTGCATGCGGGCCAGGCAGTCGCCGCGCAGTATTGTGAATTGCATATTTCCTGTGCTCCAAAAGAAAAAGCAGCAGGAAGGCGCCCCGACTGCCAAGTCTCCCGGCCAATCCCGGGTGGGGCACCTTCCTGCTGCTTACTGGTTGTTTGACTTGGCTCAATGATTATGAGGAAATTTCCTTGTGTTAGCAAATAACCTTTAGATATAAGGACCAGTCTGCTTATACCGAATCGCCAAAAGAAAACGCCACCCGAAGGTGGCGCAAGGTGCTACACGTGGAGTCCCCTGTCATGGCCGGCAGGAGAAGTCCAGCTTATCACGAAGTGCGCGGCCTGCGCGCATATCCTTCAAGAGCATGGCGCCGGCGCGCGGCCGCACGATCGACACCAGGGCAGCGCCGATGAAGTAGGCCGGCAGCACGATGCGCCCGGCGATGTGGACAATGAAGAATTTCATAGGTGAGCAATCATGAAAGAGTGAAGGGCACGGCCGGGTATGGCCGCGTCAAGCGCTTTTACCGCTTCGGCATGGTGATGGGCCAGCCGGTCGAAGTTGTCATATGCCGCGCGCCGGGCCTGGCCCTGCAGCCCGGCGGCCTTGTTGAGGTTGGCGCCGGCGAAGCGCCGCGCGCGGCACGCATCCACGAACTGGTCCCAGTGCCAGGCGCGCAACTCCTTGAGCGTCACTGCGGTTCTCCCTTCGCCGCTTCGGGCTTGCCCTGAAGGGCATCACGCTTTAAGGGATCACGACATGGCGTCTGGCGACCCATGATTCTCGGGGCTGCACACTTGCCCGGCTCACAGTAGCAGCCCGGCGGCAGCGGGTTTGCGACACTGATTGCTGGTCGCAGTAAGCTTCTCCCTACGCTCGGCGCTTCGGCTGGCGCGGCGGATGCGTCAAGAATTGTTCGCACCACCGCGATAAACTGGCCCCTCTGATCGCCCTGCCTGACCATGTGCATGCAGTCGCGGTACAGCCAGAAATTCCAAATCTGGTCATCGCTCAGCGTGCGAGCGGAAGGGGCGGCGCGGTCGTGTTCGCCACATGCAGCGCCGTCCCAGCAGTCGCGGCACGCCACAGCCTCCCCAGCATCCGCAACAGGGCGGGCGGCACGGTCGGCCAGCACGTAGGCGTGCATCTGCTCGGCGGTGTAGAACGGGATCGTCTCCCCGTTCACGTCGATATCGCCAGCCATGCGCGGTAGCGGCGGCAGTTTGATTTCTTCGTTGCTCATGGTGTCAGTCCTTCTGTTCGGTGGCGGGGCGGGCGATCATCTGCATGCGCTCGGCAAAGTCGGTAGGCGTACGGAAATAGGTCACGCCAGTTGCAATCTCGCGGTACAGATTGACCGTGTTGCCACGGCTGCTGCCAGCCCCGTATGCAACGCCCAGGAGTTCGTATTCACCGCCCTTGCCAATGCAGGTATAGCGCACCGCATCACGCGCCACATCGCCTGCCTGCTTGTCCTGCTGGGCTGGCGCAGGGGCTGCGGCGAGGACGGCAGCACGACATTCGTTCCAACCTTCAATCTTGGCCCAGTTGAAACTACCTTCCGGTGATTCCATTTCATCGTACTGCTTCGCTTCCGGCACTGCTACCGGCTGCACCTTGGCGGCGAGAGCGGCGCGGCGTCCGCGTTCCTCCCATGCGTCCCATGCGTAGCTGGTCACGTTGCGCAGCACTTCTTCCGGGTGCGTGTAGCGTTCAGTCACCCAGGCGCGGAAGTCCTCCCGCTCGCCCTGCGCCGGTACTGTGGCGGTGGCAATGCGCCGGTTCGTGCCATCACCAGCGAAATCCCGGTTGACCAAGAACGACATCGCGTCCTGCGCCTTCGTGAGATTGTCGAATCCGATGATCAGGCGATAGCCGCTGCCATTGCGCTCGGTCATCATGTGGCTTCGTGCGTCCAGCGGATCGGCCTGCCGCTGCTCTGGCGCTGCTGGCTGCGCCTGTACCGGCGGCTTCACAGCTCACCCCCGGCACCCAGGGCATTGCGCAACTTCGGCGCCAGCAGCTCCACGCGCGACACCCCCCAGGTGTGTTCTATCTCCTGGGCGCGCGCTGCCGGCACGTACCCTTGCTTGCACCACTCGGACACGCTCTGCTGGGTGACGCCCAGCGCCTCGGCCATGGCCGGCTGGCCCCCGGCCGCCGCCACCGCGCGCTCCACGGCGTTGCCTGGCTGCTTGGCCTCGCGATTGGGCAGGTCGGCCGCAATCCACACGCTGATGGTGCGCTGGGATACGCCCAGGATGCGGGCCAGGGCGACCTGGCTGCCTGCCGCCTCGGCGCACTTCTGCAGCGCGCTGGCCGGATCGTCCTTGATCCATTTGGGCACGCGGCGTTTGCCTAAGCCAAGTTCCTCCGCCAGCCTGTAGGGATGCACCCGCTGCAGGGCGCGGTCAATGCCGTACTTCGGCTTTTCAGTAGTCACAGTTTCCCTCCTTGTCAAGTGAATGATCCGAAGTATGCCAACAAAAGATTGCTAGCACAAGCAAAATATTGTGCCCGCAAATTTTCTCGAAAACTACTTGCAACAATCAATTGCTTGTGCAATACTTGATTCCGTTGTCCCCGATCAAACCAACTATTAAGGAACCACAATATGTCGATTGAGAATGCAATTCTGGAACTGGCAGCCGCGCTGCGCTATGCCGCCGATATCAGCGCCGAAGCGACCCGCGCAAACACTGCCGGCTATGAGGCGATGTCCAAGGCGTATTTGGCCGCTTCGTCGGGTGGCGGCCCACTGGTAGTAGAGCAGAAGGCCAACCCTGCACGCGAGGCCGTGATGGCCGAAGTCCAGAAGGCCATCACCAAGAAGGAAAAAGCGGCCGAAGTCAAGCCTGACGCCGAACTGGACCAGGCCGTGGCCAAGGTGGAAGCCGACGCAAAAAAGCTTGCTGGTGCTGCGGAAGCGACCAAAACCGACACCGCCGCGTCCACTGCTGGGTCTGCAGCGGCACCGGATACGGATGACGCCGAGCCGCTGAACTACGACAAGGACGTGAAGCCGGCGCTGCTGGCGTTCATCAAAGCCAACAGCCAGGAAGCCTGCCGCAAGCTGCTTACCGACCAGTTCGGTGTGGCCCGCGCCACCGACCTCAAGGTCGAGCAGTACCCGGCCGTGCTGGCAGCGATCAAGGGCTGATCATGGCCGAGCACGCCAAACTATCCCCTTCCAGCGCACATCGGTGGATGCGTTGTGCCGGCTCGCTGCGGCTGGAATCGGCCCTGCCGGACAAGTCAAGCGAGTTTGCCGACGAGGGCACCCTGGCGCACGACTTGGCCGCGACCTGCCTGGAAAACGAACGTGACGCAAGTTTCTGGGTCGGTACGCTGTACCACTACCAAGACCATGGCGTAGAGAAATCGGCGACCATTACCACCGACATGGCCGCCGAGGCGCAGAAGTACATCGACCGCGTGCGCGCCAATGCCGAAGGCGGGCAGCTCTTCGTCGAGCAGCGGCTGCCGTTCTTCACCGGCGACCCCCGCGTGCCCGAGCAGTTCGGCACCAGCGACACCGTGATCGTCAAGCCTGGTCAGCTCCGCATTATCGATCTAAAGTACGGTCGCGGTGTCCAGGTGTATGCCGAGGAAAACGAACAGCTGATGCTGTACGGCCTGGGTGCGCTGGACGAATACGGCCTGCTGGAAGACTTCGACGAGGTGGTGCTGGCCATCCACCAGCCGCGGCTGAACCACTACGACGAGTGGACCACCACGCCGGCCCGCCTGCGCGAGTTTGAGAAGCACGCCAAGGAGCGCGCATACCACGCCCTGCAGGTGCTCGAGAACGAAGTGGACGGTGCCGTCTTGCATCACCTGGTCCCCGGCGACAAGCAGTGCCGGTTCTGCAAGGCCAAGGGCAGCTGTCCGAAGCTGCGCGACCAGGTGCTGGCGACGGTGGCGGGCGACTTCGAAGTGCTGGAATACGCCGTGTTCGGTGAGAAAGGCATCGAGGAAAAGACCGTTCCCGTTGTCGACCAAATGATCGTGATGGGCAAAGGCGAGATCGCGGTGAGCATCACCGACGCCGAGAAGATCATCGCCGCCGCGCACGGCGTGGCGCCCAAGGCGGTGGACTTCGTGAACGACCCCGACGCCGAACAGACGTATTTCTGTGTCAAGAAGCCCACCGTCCGCCCCGTGCTCGACCAGGTCGACGATCGCGTAGCCACGCTGGACGACCAGCACCTGGCCGTGTGCATGGAGTCGATCGACTTGGTGGAGGGCTGGTGCAAGGCCGTGCGCGCCGAGACCGAGCGCCGTCTACTGGCCGGCAGCGCCATCCCTGGGTTCAAGCTGGTGCAGGGCAAGCAGGGCAACCGCCAGTGGTCGGCTGAGGATGAAGCGCGCGAGATGCTGAAATCCTTCCGGCTCAAGGTGGAAGAGATGCACGACCTGTCGCTGATCAGCCCGACCAGCGCGGAGAAGCTGACCGCCACGCTCGACGAGAAGGGCAAACCCCTGATCGGCCCAAAGCAGTGGGCCAAGCTGCAGAAGATCATCCAGCGCAGCGAGGGTAAGCCCTCGGTGGCGCCGGCCGCCGACAAGCGGCCAGTATGGACCCCGCCGGACGTGATGGCGGATTTTGACGAAGTACCCGACCCGGCCGACGACGACCTGGGCGACCTGCTGTAACCCCTCAACCACTCGAAAGCAAATATGAAAATCAAACTGCAAAACGTTCGCCTGGCCTTCCCCAATCTGTTCAAGGCGCAAACCGTGAACGGCGAAGGCGAACCGGCTTATGGCGCATCCTTCCTGCTGGAGCCCACCGACCCGCAGATCGCGGCCATCAATAAGGCAATCGACCAGACGGCCAAGGAGAAGTGGGGCGCCAAGGCCGACGCCATCTTGAAGCAGATGCGCGCCGGCGACAAGGTGTGCTTGCACGACGGGGACACGAAGAGCCAGTACGCCGGCTTCGAAGGCATGATGTTTGTGGCCTCGCGCAGCAAGACCCGCCCAATGGTGATCGATCGCAACCGCACCCCGGTGGAAGAAGGCGACGACAAGTGCCCGTACGCGGGCTGCTATGTCAACGTGTCCCTGGAGCTGTGGGCGCAGGACAACAACTACGGCAAGCGCGTCAATGCTCAGCTAGGCGGCGTGCAGTTCGTGCGCGACGGTGACGCCTTCGCCGGCGGTGGCAGCGCGGCCGACGTGGACGACTTCGACGACCTGGGCGAAGGCGCCGAGGCCGACGACTTGGTGTGATCAACCCGGCCCGCTACGGCGGGCCAACCGGAGAGCGATATGGCAGACGATGCAAACACCGTGAAAATGCAGCTTTACGTGCTGCGCGGCGTAATCAGCGAAGGCACCCCCGACGAGCAGGAACGCGTGCGGCTGGCAGCAGAGAAAATCCGAGCAGTCGTTGCGGAGTTCGGTGACGAAGGAAAGATCGCCGCAACGCTGGTGGCCATGGAGTGGGCTGCCGGGCTGTGACAACCTACTCGGTGCGCTGCCGGCATACCGCATGCCGCCACCGCCGGGTGGTGCGGACCCACCCCGACGAATACAAGGTGGTGCCGCGCTGCCCGGTGTGCGGCCAGCGCAAGGGCTGGCGCATCGAGCAGCGCGACTACAACAGGCGCGGGCTGTGCAAGTGCGACGGGCCGATCGGCCGCAACGGCGAGCCGTTCCCGCACCGCCCGACGCACCCCTGCTGTGAGCAGCACCCGCACGGCATTTACAACCAGGCGCGCGCCCGTGGCGTGGCCCATGAGGATATCCCGAGTGACTACCATCCAAAATGAACAATGGAAAGCCATTCCCGGCTATGAGGGCCGATACGAAGTGAGCGACCAGGGCCAGGTGCGCTCGCTGTCGTTCATGCAGCGGTGCGAGCACGGCCTGCGACGCACGCGCGAGCGCGTCCTGGCGCAACAGAAGATCAACAGCGGCTACATGATTGTCCACCTGCACCTCGATAACGTGCGCAAGGCCTTGCTGGTGCATCGGCTGGTAGCCGCAGCTTTCTGCCCGGACGCCGGCCCGGACCTGGACGTGAACCACAAGGATGGCAGTAAGACGCACAACGCTGCAGCCAACCTGGAATGGCTGGCGCGCACTGCCAACCACGATCACGCCGTGCGGATCGGCCTGAACCCAGCCGCCATGCGCGTAAAGGGTACGCCAGTGGAGGGCGGCGCAGCGCGCGTGTTCGATTCGCAGAGCCAAGCCGCGCTGCAGTTGACGGGCAGCCGCAGGAACGGCACCAAGGTGAGCGCTTGTCTGTCCGGCCGGCGCCGTACCGCGTTCGGCCATACTTGGGAGGCCGTATGCGAATGAGTTTCCACGATCTGGAGACGTACAGCACCGTTCCGATAAACAACGGCACCTGGGCCTACGCCGAGAAAGCCGAGGTGCTGCTGTGGGCGTACGCCATGGAGCAAGGCCCCATCTCGGTGTGGGACGTAGCCAGCGGCACGCCGATGCCGGCCGAGCTGGTCGATATGCTGGGCGACCCTGACGTGCGCACCTGCTGGCACAACGGCGGCATGTTCGATTCCGTGGTGCTCAAGCTGGCAATGGGTATCGACATCCCTCTGCCGCGGCTGCACGACACCTTGGTGCAGGCCCTGGCGCACAGCCTGCCCGGTTCACTCGGCGCGCTGTGCGAGGTGCTTCGGATCGATACCGACAAGGCGAAGGACAAGGCCGGCAAGCAGCTGATCAGCCTATTCTGCAAACCGATTCCCTTCCGCTTTCGCAAGCGCGCCGATGGGGAACCGAAGAAGGAATACGACCAGGCGAAAGCCGCGGCAGCGGAACAGTGGGCGGGCCGCGCCACCGCCGCCACGCACCCACGGGAGTGGCAGCAGTTCGTCGAATACGCCCGCCTGGACATCGCGGCCATGCGCGAGGTGTACCACAAAATGCCGAAATGGAATCTGACCCCCACCGAGGTGAACCTGTGGCACATCGATCAGATTATCAACCGCCGCGGCATGTGCATGGACGTGGCGCTGGCCGAGTGCGCGGTTAATGCTGTAGACGAGGAACAGGCCGTGCTGCGCGAGCGCACGGTGGCGATGACCAATGGCGAGGTGGAAAGCGCAATGAAGCGGGACGCCCTCCTGTTGCACATTCTGGCGCAATACGGTGTGGACCTGCCTGACCTGCAGAAGGCCACTCTGGAGCGGCGCGTGGCCGACCCCGAGCTGCCCGAGGGCCTGCGCGAGCTGCTGCGGATTCGCCTGGCCTCCAGCACCACCAGCACCAGCAAGTACAAGACCCTTATCCGTTCGGTGAGCAGCGATGGCCGGCTGCGCGGCACCAAGCAATTCTGCGGCGCCGGCCGCACCGGGCGATGGGCTGGCCGCCTATTTCAGCCCGACAACCTGCCTCGCCCGAACATGAAGCAGGACCAGATCGACATGGGCATTGAGGCCTTGATGGCCGGCGCCGCGCCGCTGTTGTTTGACGACGTGATGCGGCTGACCTCCAACGTGATCAGGGGCTGCATCATCGCGCCGCCGGGCAAAAAGCTGGTGGTGGCCGACCTTTCCAACATCGAGGGCCGCGTGCTGGCCTGGCTGGCCGGCGAGCGCTGGAAGCTGAAAGCCTTCTACGCATTCGACGCCGGCACCGGGGCAGACCTGTACAAGCTGTCATACGCCAAGTCGTTCGGCGTGCGGCCCGAGGACGTGAGCAAGGACCAGCGGCAGGTGGGCAAGGTGCAGGAGCTGGCGCTGGGGTATGAGGGCGGGGTGGGCGCGTTCGTCACCTTCGCCGCCACATACAACATCGACCTGGACGTGCTGGCCGAGACCGCGCAGCGCGCGATCCCCGGCGAGGTGCGGGGCCGCGCCAACATCATGCTGGAATGGCACCGTAGCAAGGGCCGCGACCCAGCGCACATGCTGGGCATGGCCGATAAGACCTGGCTGGTGTGCGAGTCGTTCAAGATCGGTTGGCGCGATGCCCACCCCAACGTGGTGGCGCTGTGGCGCGACCTGGACGCATCGGTGCGCGCGGCGATCACCCGGCCCGGGGTGACGATCGAGTGCGGGCCTCTCAAGGTGCGACGCGATGGCGCCTGGCTGCGCATCGTGCTGCCGTCAGGCCGGGCCATATGCTATCCGTCGCCGGCGCTGGTGCCCGAGAAGAAAGCGCGCAAGCTGCAGGAGTGGGAGGCCGGTGAAGAAGTGCTGGAGGGCGAGCCGACCGGCCGCACCGTGATCACCTACATGGGTATCAACCAGTACAGCCGGAAGTGGGAACGGCTGACCACATACGGCGGCAAGCTGGTGGAGAACGTAACCCAGGCTGTGGCGCGCGATGTCATGGCCGCCAATATGCCCGCCGTTGAGGATGCCATGTACGAGATGGTGCTGAGCGTCCACGATGAGCTGCTGACCGAAGCGCCCGACCACGAGAACTGGAACTGCGAGCACCTGGCCGCGATCATGGCCACCGTGCCGGAATGGGCGCCGGGCCTGCCGCTGGCGGCTGCGGGGTTTGAGGCATTTCGATATCGCAAGGATTGATAAAAAGTGCTTGTACAAGTTTTTACTTGTGCTATACTTCTTTCATCGACACACCACTTAGGAGCAGCAAAATGATCGCATCGAACCGCACCGAATGGATTTTCAACCTCCTTAGCCTGCCAACCGGTCGCATCATCACCAAAACAGTCATCGCAGATGACTACCTGGCAGCCGAGCATATCGCCATCCAACTGGTGCCTGCGATCAGCCAGCCGGTCCAGGTCAAGTCGTACATGTGAGCACTCCGGCCCGCCGCCCAGCGGGCCATCCTCTCGATAAGGAACCAACATGAAAACAGTTCTGCTCCTCGGCGGCCCTGCCAGCGGCCGCAAGATAGAAGTCCACGGCACCATGCGTAGCGCCCAGGTGGACGGCACCATGTATCACACCGTGCCGCTGTGCTCTCACGGCGAGGTGTACTGGTTCGGCGTGCTGCACCTGCAGGTGTGCCCTGTGGCGCTGCTGGCCGCGCACTACGCCGAGCAGAAAGCAGAGGTGGCATCGTGAAAGCCCTCCCGTACATCTTCATCCTGCTGGTGGCGCTGTCGATGCTGGCAGGGTGGGCGCAATGAACCGCGAACTGTGGGACGCCCTTATCCGGCTGCTGGCCGTGCTGTACCTGGCCCTTGGCGCCGGCGCGCTGCTGGCTCAAATTATCGTCCTTGTGCAGGAGGCACTTTGAAAGCACCAACACTCGTTGAAATCGCCGCTGCCGTCGCGATGCTCTTTGCGCTTCTAGTCAGCGCCTACCAAGCCGGATACCTCGTTGCTGACGAGGAGCGCACCTGGCGGAACTTCGCCGGCGCCCACCGCTGCAAGATCGTTTCGAAAAGCCTTGAGCGCACCGGCTGGCGGTGCAGCGACGGGATCACTTACTACCGCAGGAGTCCATTTTGAAAAAGCAAATACGTGAGCGCGATATCGAGCGCTATCTGGTCCAGCAGGTGAAGGCCCTGGGCGGCGAGGTGCGCAAGGTGGAATGGATCGGCCGGCGCGGCGCGCCCGACCGCGTGCTGTTCTTGCCCCCGGCTTTCTTCATCGCGCAAAACGTCTACGATCCCCGCACCCCTTGGATCGAACTCAAGGCGCCCGGCGTGGCGCCTGAGCCGCACCAGCTGCGCGAGCATGCGCGCATGCGCAAGATGGGCCAGCGCGTGGAAGTGGTGGACAGCTTTGCCCGGGTTGATGAAGTCCTGACATGACCCACGCATACGACCTCGCGCAAGTCCGCGCCGCGCGCATGCAGCACCGCCGCGCCGCCGACCAGAACGCCGAAGCGCACGCCCTTATCCGGCAGATCGCCCTTCACCTGGGCGTGCGCAGCAAGCACCCGGCCGACCTGCTGGCGGCCGCCGAACAACTTCCATTGAGTATGAAAGCCATGTGCAAAGACTGGGAAGACCTCGCGGAGCAGATCCGCAACATGCAGAAGGAACTGGCCGAAGCGCGGCGCCAACTCGTCGACGTGACTGCCGAGCGCGACCAGCTCCGGGCACTGGTCAATCTGAGCGGCGCCGCATCCGACGTGATCGTGGCGCGGGTGAGCAGCCGGATAAAGGTGACGCCATGAGGCAGCAGGCGAAGGGCAAAATCTGCAGCGTTGCCGACTGCGGCCAGCCGGTGCGATGCGTCGGCCTGTGCCAGCTGCACTACGGGCACCTCAAGGCGCAACGCCGCATGAAGCCCTGCGGATGTGGTTGCGGGGAGATGACCTCCTACACCTACAAGCACGGCCACCACACACGCCTGTTCACCAGCGAGGAGCAGACCCGGCGCGGCAGGATGAATAACGGCGACAGCGTGCGCAACCCTCCTGGCGCCACCTGGTATCGCAAGGTGCGCGGCGTGCACGAGCACCGCATTGTCGGCGCGCAGATCGCCGGCCGGCCTCTTACTTCCGAAGATGTGGTCCACCACGTCAACCACGATCGGCGCGACAACCGGCCGGAAAACCTCAAGGTGATGACGCGAGCCGAGCACATTGAGGAACACCGAGAAGACCTGATCAAAGGGCGCCGCCGTGCGTGATTTTTCTCCCCGCCCCTATCAGTCGACTATCACGAATTACATTCTGGACAATCCCCGGTGTTGCGTTTGGGCAAGTATGGGGACTGGGAAGACCCCCTCCACCCTGAATGCGATTGACACCATCCTCACGGTCGAAGACGGCCCCGTGCTGGTGGTGGCGCCGTTGCGCGTGGCCCGCACCACCTGGCCCGACGAGGTGCGCAAGTGGCGGCACCTACGCCACCTGCGGCTAGTGCCCATCGTGGGCAGCGCCAAGGAGCGGGAGCGCGCCGTCAAGGTGCCGGCCGACATCTACACGACCAATTTCGAGAGCCTGCCCTGGCTGGTCGAATATTGGGGCGAGCGCTGGCCGTACCGCACCGTGGTGGTGGACGAGAGCACGAAACTAAAAGGCTTCCGACTGCGCCAGGGCACCGCACGCGCCAAGGCCCTGGGCCGGGTAGCCCACAGCAAAATCCGCCGCATGGTGCTGCTCACCGGCACGCCGTCGCCCAATGGCCTGTCCGACCTGTGGGGGCAGCTGTGGTTCGTCGACAAGGGCCAGCGGCTCGGCCGCACGTACGACGACTTCCGGCAGCGCTGGTTCGAAAAGTCGTATGACGGGTACAGCGTGACACCGCGCGACCACGCCCAGGCGCAGATACAGCGCGCGCTGGCCGACGTGTGCATCACCATCGACGCCAAGGACTGGTTCGACTTGCGCGAGCCGATCGTCAATAACATCTATGTCGACATGCCGGCCAAGGCGCGCGCGCTGTATGAGGACATGGAGAAGCGCATGTTCATGGAGCTGGCCGGCCATGAGGTGGAAGCGTTCGGCGCCGCCGCGCGCACCGTCAAGTGCCTTCAGATCGCCAACGGCGCGGCCTATGTGGGCGAGGGCGGTAACGAATGGCAGGCCATCCACGACGAGAAGCTGGCCGCGCTGGAGGAGGTGGTGGAGGAAGCCTGCGGCGTACCGGTGCTGGTGGCCTACCAGTTCAAGTCCGATCTGGCCCGGCTGCAGAAGGCTTTCCCCGATGGCATCTGGCTGTCGAGCGACGACGGGCTGCGGCGCGCCCAGCGCGGCGAGGGGCGGGTGTGGTTCGGCCACCCGGCCAGTATGGGCCACGGGGTGGACGGGCTGCAGAACCACTGCAATATCCTGTGCTTCTTCGGCATGGACTGGAACCTGGAGAACCGGCTGCAGATCATCGAGCGGGTTGGCCCCACTCGCCAGATGCAGGCCGGCAAGGACCGGCCGGTGTTCATCCATAACCTGCTGGCGAGGGGGACCGTGGACGAGATGGTACTGGAGCGGGTGCAGAGCAAGAGGGAGGTTCAGGACATTCTGCTGGAAGCGATGAAGGTACGCGGCTACAAATAAATGCTTGCACAAGTATTTTGTTGTGCTATACTTCTTTCATCGGCACTACAAACCCATTAGGAGAACATCATGGCAGCAATTATCCACAGCGGCATCATCGAGTCGAACATGGTCACCATCGTGGCAATGGACGCGCAGCCGATGGATTTCCTGGTGCGCATGAACGGCAACATCGTACCGATTCAATCCGTGCTGTACCAGATGAACCGCGAAACCGAGCGCGCCGCACGCGGTCCGATCACTGCCTAACACCAACCCGCGCCAGTCACCCGGCTGGCGCCCACCTCTCGAAAGGATAGTATGATCAGCAACATCACCCGCCGCGTGCGCATCCTGCTGCAGGCCCTGGAAGCCGGGCGCCGCGAAGTCAAGCAGGCCGACCGCCTCGCCTACCAGGGCGACACCTGGCCCGCCGCGCAGTGGAACCGCGAGTATCGCCGCTGGCAGCGCCTGTACCGCATTGCGTGCCGCCGCTGCCCCTGGACCCCGATGATCAATGGAGTCGACCATGCATGAAGCCCAAGCCTTTTTCATCGTCGTGACCGTCGCCGCCCTGTTCATGGCGCCCACCTGGTTGGCCCCGCGCGGCCGGCGCTGGTCGGTGGGCTTGGTCAATGTGCTGCTCGGCTGGTCGATCATCGGCTGGGTGGTCGCCCTTGTCATGGCGGTGCGCGCCCGCGAGACCGCCCAATCAACCCGAAAGGAATAACCGTGCAAATGCCAGTCGTAACGATCGAAAACGTGGGGCCGGACACCGCTGACGCCCCTTTCACCTTCGGCCAGGTGTTCGCGCCCGGCCACCTGCGCGCCGATGCCGGACTGGTAGGCGTTGTATCGCACGGCAACGTCGTGCCGCTGCAGGTCGACATCAAAGCCAAGCACCCCGACGGCTCGGTGCGCCACGCCATCCTGTCCGGCGTGCTGCCCAAGGCCGCAGCCGGCGAGAAAGTGCCGCTGATCCTTGGCGCGGCGCCGCCGATGGCAAACAAGCTGGCGCCATCCAACGCCGGCCCGGCGGTGCCCGAGGTGCTGCTGAACATCGACGGCGTGCAGTACCGCGCCACGATCGACCCCAAGGGCACGCCGTTGCAAAGGTGGCTGTCTGGCCCCGTGGTCCAGGAAAGCCGCGCGCAGGTGCCATTCGTCGGCCCCGCCGGCCCACACCCCCACCTCACCGCGCTGTTCGCCTTCCGATCGTACGGCGAGAAGGTGCGGTTGGAGGTGGTGATCGAGAACACCCGCACCTTCGCCGGCCCGGCGCGCAACTACACCTATCACGTCGCCATAACGGCCGGCGGCAAGACCCTTTACGCCACCAGCCCGGACGGCCCGCCGATCACCCACTACCGGCAGGCGCGCTGGCGCTGGGTGTCGTGGCTGGGCGCCGCGTCCGATCTGGTGGTGCATCCGGATACCGCCTACCTGATCGCCACGCGCGCTATCCCCAACTACGACCTGTCGGTGAAGCCTTCCGAGAAGATGCTGGCCGAGTGGGGCCGCGGCGTCAATGCGGGACCAATGAAGATCGGCCCGATCCGCGAGTACATGCCGACCACTGGCGGCCGGCCAGACATCGGTCCGCTGCCCGGCTTCACCGTGGCCTATCTGCTGTCGCACGACCGCCGCGCGCACGATGCGATGCTGGCTGCGGCCGACGGCGCCGGCAGCTGGCCGATCCACTACCGCGATGAGAACACCGGTTACCCGCTGCGCACCGACACCACCGCGCTGTCCCAGGTGACCACGCACGGCAACATGGCGCACAAAGGGCCGCTGCCGGTGCCGCGCACGATCAAGGGGCAGGACCAGGTGCCCTACACCCCGGACACCGCGCACCAGCCCTCGCTGGCGTACCTGCCGTACCTGATCACGGGTGAGCAGTTCTACCTCGACGAACTGCACTTTTGGGCTGCATGGAACCCGCTTGAGACTGCCCCCGGCAACCACGGCAACGGCGCCGGCCTGGTGCGCTGGCAGCAGCTGCGCGGACAGGCGTGGAGCGTGCGAACCCTGGGCCATACCGCTTACATCACGCCGGACGACCACCCGATGAAAGCGTATTTCAGCCGGCAGCTTGGCAACAATCTGGACTTCTACCTTCGCACCTACGTGGAGGGCAAACCCAACGCGCTGGGCATCTACGACGGCTCGGGCGAGGGCGCATTCCAGTTGGGCGGCACGCCGCCGGGTACGGGCGCCGCGCCATGGCAGGACGACTATTTCACCTGGGCCATCGGCCACCTGGTCGAGCTGGGTTCGGAGAAGGCCAAGGCGCTGTTCAACTGGAAAGCGCAATTCGTCGTCGGCCGCCTCACCGCGCCGGGGTTCGACCCGATCATGGCCGCGGACTACTTCTACCGCGTGCGCGATGACGCCGGCGGGCCGGTGTACGACACCTTTGCCCAGATGTACCAGAAGAACTACAGCGGTGATGTGATCGCCGACGACGACCGCAAGCCAATGAGCGTGCCCGGCAAGCGGTGGATCGACCAGAAAACGCCAGCTGCGCAGGCTGCGTGGATTCGCGAGGCGGGCCGCAAGTGGACCGACGGGCAGACGTTCGGCTATGCCGGGTCGACCATGGGGTACCCGTCCAACATGCAGCCAGCGCTGGCCACTGCGGTCACCCTGGGCGTGCCCGGCGCCGAGAAGGCATGGCAGGTGTTCGAATCGCGCACCGTCAAGCCAGTGTATGCTGATGGCCCGCAATTCGCCATCGTGCCACGTCCTAAAGCTGTGGTGGTCGAGCAGCCCAAGCCACCGGCCAAGGACGAGAGAATCGGCGCGCGGGTGCGGCTGGAACAGGCTGTGAACGCCTACGCAAGTGCGGCGGATAAGTCGGTGATGGAAAAGGCCGCGCTGGATGCAACTCTGGCGCTTACGGACGTGCTGGTGGCCGAGCGCGCGGCGCGGGGTGGCAAATGACCCCCGAAGAAATCAAGCAGGAGATGGAGGACGCGGCGTTCGCTCGTCGCGTGGCCGCTTACCTGTTCGTCGCGTTCGTCGGCCTGGCGGTGGTGTCCCTGGTGCTGACATCGTTGGCGTATTGATCTAGCGCTGCTTTTGCCCCGTCGTACTGCGAGTAGCAGGCGACGAGGGCAGCGCGGAGGTTGTCGGCTCGGGTAGCTTCGCCGACAAGAAATTCTGCATCCGGTCTTGAAAGCTCGGCCCCGGTGCTTCCTTGACAATTGGCGGGAGGCGCGGCGGCTGGACCGGCAACGACGATACGGCGTTCGGGGCGGTTGCGCAGGCTTGCAACAGCAGCATCACGCTGGGCAGCAATAGCAGCTTTCTCATCTTCTTTCTCCTGTAGGGCGCGGGTCACCGCGATACTTCCTGTCTGCTCGGCCGCGCGCGCGAACACCTGTTCGGTCTCGCGCTGGGCGGCGATATTCCGTTTCTCCTTGGCCCATGCCAGTTCGATCCGGTCAATCTTGGCGTTCTTCACCAGTGCCGTGGTGCCGGCGCCAGCGACAATCCCAATTACCAGCGCGCCGGCCGCAATTGGCCAAGTGGGTAAAAGGCTCATGGTTTGGCTCCTGTTGCGATCGTTGCATTGGCCCAGTGGGCATCCCAGGTGCGCGGGTGCGGCTTGCCGGGCCGCCAGGCGCTCAGATACTGCATCCACCCGTCCGAGGCCTTGGTGGGCAGCTTGGACGGCAAGGTGTACACCAGCAGCCGCGCGGCGGCAGCTGCTACCACGTCGTTGTACCGCATCGCCTCCCACAGCCCTCGCGACGTTGCGCTGACGTTGTACGCCTCGCAAATCTTCTCCATCCTAGCCGACGTGCTGCGGTGGTCGAGCACGCCGCGGCACCCGCCACCCGCTTCGAACTGCCAGAACGACGAGGCCGGGCCATCCTCCACGCCGTTGGCCACCACCTGCCGGCGGTGCTCAAGGTTCGATTCCTGCAGCGCGATGGCCAGCAGGAATCGGCGCGCGTCCACGCTGTCGGGGATGCCCAAGGTGGACAGCTCCTCAAGTGCGGGAACGATGCCAGTGTTAAGGAGGCGTTGCGGAGTCATGTGGCGTATTCTCGGGCGGGGAAGTCGTTGGCGGGCGGGCGCCGGGCACCTTGCCCAGTGCGTGGTTCAGTCCAGGCATGAGACCCTGATTCAGGGCCATGTCGATCACCTTGGCGTTGCCAGCGCCGCCCAGCAGGATCAGCAGGCATTGCAACGGCCACGGCCAGCCCATCCAGGTGGCCAGGAAAAAGATCACCAGACCAGCGACGATCGACGCCACCGTGTCCTTGAGCATTTCGAGCCACACGTTGCGGATCTGCACGGTGGGATTCACGATCTTGGGCAGGGTGCCGGCCATGCCGCCGAGAATGGACAGGCCCAGGACATAACCCAGCGCGCGGAAAGGAATTGAGTCGACGCCCTCAGTGAAGGACAATTCAGATGCATAAACGACGGAGGCCCAGCAGCACAGCAGATATGCCCACAGTACCCGCTTTAGCTGCATGTTTTTGCCCACCATAATCTCCTCGATCGTTCGCCGGCATCAATGAACGCGGCCACCATGTGGGTCAAACTGTTCCAATAGCACACCAGGGTGACAGCAACACTTTGACCCGCCATCTCTGCGAGGTGGGGCTGCGCGGCGTAGCATGCGGCTATGCCCACGAAGAGCCAGTGACGGTGGACCCAGCTGCGGCGCCAGTTCAATTGCAGCGTGCAGCGGCCGATAGAAAATTTGTCCGGGGTCCAATCGTTCACGAACAGGTCAAGCAACATTGTAGCGCCAAGTAGGCCCATTGCCCACAGGATAATGTTGCCATCGGGAGTCGATGCAACAATGAACAACGTTGCGTCGGGATTGGTGATGGCGTTGTACCAGGTCACAAGGGCCTGGCCGCCGAGGAGGAAGCGGACGAAAGGGGAGAATTGGTCTTGTAGCCTGCGCATCATGTTTGTCTGTTCTGCAATCGGGCGTGTAGAGATGGTGACATGCAAACGCACATCAGCAACTGAGCCGATTCCAGCAGAGGGACAATAACGCGGTACGAACTCAGCGAGGGGTGTCCGTTGAGAATATACCCCATCACGTGGGCAAGTACCAACACAATGCAAATACCGACCACCAGTTCGGTGGCGCGCGTGTCGAGCCACCAGGCGATAAGAGCAACGCACGCCTCGGCGGCGATGCAGAAGGTGTAGAAGGCGAAAGCGGTGTCGCGTGGCACCGGAATAAACACGCTCACCCCTATGGCGAAGGTGAGCGCCAGCATACGCCGGTCATGGCGGTTCAGGTAGAAACCCAGGCCGAGCAGAATGGCGTACGCGTTGAGCAGCATGTTACTTCTTCGGGCTGTCGGTGGTGTCGGAGTCGGCCGGATCGATCGGTTCAGCCGGCGCGCGGGTCGGCTCTGGTGGCGGGTTTTTCTTCGGTGGCGGGTCGCCGTTGCCGGTCTGGTTGATGCTCAGTTTGATGCGCAACATGGTTTGCCTTTCAGCGGTTGGGGAAGTGGACGCCGCTATTATGCGGCCCGTATTTGCACTAAGTCAACGACTACGGGTTGAGGGCCGCCGCGCGGCGCCAAGCGTCGTTGAACGCTTCCTCGGTGCCGTAGAGGGCGGGCCACAGGGACGCCACCAGCTCGTTGTCGCGGCGCGCGGTCAGCGCCTTGGCCCAATATGCGCGAGCACGTGCGCCCTCGGTGCCGGTGCCGGCGGCAAGGATCTGCTCCACCGTGTCCAAGTGGCCGTCCTCGATCAGCACCAGGTGCAGGTTGAGCATGGGGATGGCATCTGGTAGCACCGGCTGCGCGGCCGCAGCAATATCGGCTTCGCGCTGCGCGTCCTCCTCCGGCGTGGATTGGCGAGTACGCTGTTCGCCGGCTTCGGCGTCCCAGTAGATGATATTAAATGCCATGATGTTGTCCTTACACTACGTTGCGCAGGCCGTACACCCGCACCCGGCCGTTGGCCTGGAAGTTACCGCCAGCCGACCAAAAGAGGCGGAATCCGGACACCGCGCCATCGAGGTAAACGAAACTGCGGATCTCAGTTTGAAACCGGCTAGGGCTGCCCGTCGTGTCAGCTACATACCGAACCTCGATGCTTTTCAACCCTCCCGCGCTGGGGTTGCCAGGGGCGTTGGCGTTCCGGATAAGCGCGGTCAGATTGATCCCCTGCCCGCCGGCCGATACCTGCACGGTGGTCAGCTGCGCGAGAGTAACTGCGGTGTCCACGTTGCCCTTCTCCGCGCCCGCATAGTAGACGGTCGAGGCATCGGCTACCCCCGCCTTGGCTAGGCGCATCTGCAGTGACTGCGTAACGTTGGGCGTCACCCCGTCCATGGTCACCATGTAGCTGTCGAACTCGCTAGTGAACACGTTCAAAAAATCAATGGTTGTCGCCACCGTCGGCACGATCGTAGCCAGCAGCAGCATCGATTCCGGTTTGTGGCTCAACCGCACCCAGTTGACAGTATCCAGGCTCGGGTCGGTGGTGCCAGCGCCGTTGGTCTTGCGGCGATACGTGAGAGAGTCCAACGGGCTGTAGCGCACTTGCCCGGCGGTGTAGGTCGTGCCAGACACCCAGGCAGTGGCGTTGACACCGGACACCGCGGCGTCGGCCATGGTGCTCGCCAGTTGCGCGCTGGCCTGCGCATCAAGCGCGTTGGCGTTGGTGGCGCTGGCCGAGCCGTTGAACTGGGTCACCGCGTTGACCAGCCACAGGATGAAGGCGTCCACGCGCGCGGAAAAAGTCGTGCGGTCGCCTCGCTGGATGGTCGGGGTGGGCGTCGGTGATATGGTGGGTGGGGTCTGGATTGCCATTATGCAAAACCTTTCACGGTGAGATTGAGGATGCGGTCAGGGAAGCTCGAGTAATCCATGTCGCCGCTGATCAATCCGAAAGTGCTCAATTTGTTGTGGAACTCCGCATTGCTGCCGATCACGGCCACAGGCACGTCCAGCAGGCTCTGCACGGTCTGCAGCACGTCGTCGGCGTTCTCGTACTCGACCCGCACCGGAATGGTCACGCCCATGGCGCTGGGCCGCTTGGTGATCTTCATGCCACCGCTGAACTTGTCCTCTTCAAAATACGAGTAGGACCGGGGCGACACGCGCACGCCGCGCTCGGGCACGCCGATGGGCTTGGCGTCGCCGATCGCCAACATGCCGATCTTGGGCTGCCCGCTGGCCTTCTTGAGCGTGATCACGATTTCGGAGGCGCCGTAAGGGTCGATGCCGGTGGACAGGAATTCGGTCAGCGGTTTGAACGGGGCGAAAAAATAATCGTAGTAGTCAGCCGGCATCGATCCTTCCAGCGGCACGTCGCCGCCGGTCGTGTAGGTGACGTTACCCGCTGGAGCATCGCGCACCACCACAGAGATGGTGTCACCGTCCAGACCGTACATGGCGAAACCGTTGAACGCCCCCGGCCGCAGCGTGATGACCAGTGGCGAGGCGCCCGTGGTCTGCGTCGATATCAGGCTGTCGGTGTACGCCCACCGGTTCGTCGGGCCGATGTCGACCCACCACGTGGGCGTGCCGCTGGCGTTGAACTGGTTGGTGATGTCGGTGGGATCATGATTCAGGTTGCCATCTTTCAGGCTCTCATACACCCTGTGCGTGGTGGCGCTGTGCCGGCGGTCGCCAATCGCGTACGTGGCGCCGCTGGACCATGCCGAAGTGGTGTCCTCGGGCAGCGCCACGCCGTTGGTCGTGATCGACTGCACCATGGCGGCGGTGATGGTGACAGGCACCAGCACACTGGTCAGGTCGTCATCGTCGTCCCAGGCCATCAGGTGGTCACCAGTAGAGGGCCGCCGCCGCCCGAGGTGGATTCGAACTGATCAGCGAATTTTCGGGTGCTCTGTTCCACGTTCACCATCCGCGCGTTGAGGGTTTGCAGTTCGGATAGCATCGCCGAACTGCCGCCCATTGTACCCGATTGTTGCGGGCTATAAACAGAGGCGTGGAGGGTGTCCACATACTTCTCCCAGCTGTTGGCCTGCGGCTGCTGGAACGCGCCGGCCGCCGTCTGGAATGAAGCCATGGCGGTGGCCAGGCTCTGCACGCTGTTGTCCACACCCCGGATGGCGTCGATCTGCTCCTGCGCGCTGGCCAGCATGCCGTCCAGGCGGCCAATCTCGACGGCGTGCTGATCGCGCGCCTGGGTCTGCTGCGCGGCCAGGGTGGCCAGCTGCATCTCCTGCACGGTCACTTGGGTGTCAGCGATGCCGCCAAGCTGCTCGACGGCCTGTGCGCTGCGCGCGGCGTCGCGCACGTAATCGGCGAAGCTCGAGAACTGGTCGCCCGCATCGATCGTCACCGCAGACAGCGCCGCACGCAGGTCATCCGCGTCAGGCAGCGCCCCGGTGGCGCGGGCCACGGCCAGGGCCTGCTCGATCTGCGCGCGGCCGGCGGCGCGCTGGGCGCCGGCAGATCCCACCGAGATGCCGCTGGTGGCCGCGCGCAGGGCCTGTGCAAGGTCGCGGGTCGCGCCGATCGACGAGTTGACGGAATCAATGCCGCGCTGGAACACCTGCATGGTGGCGTCGAACGATGCGGTAATGACGTTCTTCTGCGCCGCCACCGAGCGCTGCAGCCCGGCGAAGCTGGAATTGAGCAGATCGTTTGCGGCCTGCTCCTGCGCGGCTTTCTGCTGCGCCATCGCATCGGCCAAGTCCTGCGCCGCGCGTGCCGCTTCTTCCATCGCCTTGGCCGCTTCGGCGTCGGCCAGCTCCTGCGCCGCACGCTGGGTCTCGGCCATGTAGTCGGCCACCTGCTTGAAAGCCGGCGCCAGCGCCATCAGGCCGGCATACTGCTTGGCGCCAGCCTCGGTGGCCAGCGCGCCGGATTGGGCCAGGCCCTGCACTGCGTTCTTGAACTGCTCGGTGGTCGTGATGCCGGCAACGCCCAGTGCGGTCAACTGATCGCTGACAGCTTTCTGCACCGGGGCGATGCGCTCGGCCTCGGTCAAGAAATTGGCGTTGAAGAATTCATACTGAGTCGCCAGCGCTTGCAGTCCGCCGGACAATTCCACTATGCGGGTGCGCGCTTCGATCGACGAGACCCCCACAGCGCCCAGCGCGTCCATCACGGCGCCGACGGCCACAAACTCGGTGGCCAGTCGCTGCAGCGTGGTGGCCGCGGTCTCGCCTTCCTTGATGAAGGTGGCGATGTTCGGCAGCACCCGGGTGGCCAGTTCGTCGCCCACATCGGCGAGGATATCGGCCAGGGCCTGCTGGTCCTTGGCGGCGTCGCCGGTAAAGGCCAGCTTAATCTGCTTGCTGTAGGCCCCGACAGCGGCCGTAGGCAGGCCCAGCGCCTCGGCAAACGCCGTCGTGCTGTCCTTCATGCCCTTGTATGCGTCGTTGAGCGCGGTGGCCATCTCGGCGGCGATAGGCGACGTGTCGGTGCCCCGGCGATTGGACTTAAACCAGCCTCCTTTCTGCGACCATTCCGAATACTGCGAGCCGGAAAAGCTATCCATGCCGAAGGTGCCGGTGATGCCCGTCGCCGTGGTTTCTTTCGGCCCGCGGCCGAACGCGCGGTTGAGGATGCCACCCACCACCATGAGGTTGTTGGTGATGCCGCTCAGGCCCTTGATCTCCAGGCCGCCGCTGATCGACTTGTTGAGCGCGCGGCCGACGGCCACGGCTGCCAGAATAGGGGCCGCCGCGCCGGCCAACATGGCCGCGCCCGACGCCGCGCCGCCGAGCGTGCCAGTTCCCAACAGCGATGCGCCAGCCGAGAATGCGCCACCCATGCTGGTAGCGCCCGTCACCCAGCCAGCGCCAGCAGAAAGGGCTCCGCCGATGCCGCCGGCACCGAACAGGCCCCCCAGCATCCCCAATGCGCCGCCCGCACCGCCGCCTCCGCCGGCAGCTGCAGCCAGCGCGGAACCGCCGCCGCCGGCCACTTGGGGTTGCAGCTGGATGATCCATTTCTTCAGGGTCTGCTGGTACAGCCAATCGAAGAAAATATTCTTGAAGGTGTCCTTAAGGCGGGTAGCCGCGTTCTTGCCGCCGTCGGCGATTGACACGAAAGTATCGTGAGCAGTCTTGTCGATGCTTTCCCACAGCTCGCGTTGCTCGGTGGCCTGCTTCTCGGTCTCGTCCTCGCGCGCCTTGTTGCGCGCGGCGGCCGCCTCGGCCAGTTCTTTCCGCTGCTCCTCGGCCGAATCCTTCAGCACCTTGTTCGATTCGATCAGCCGTTCATTCACCCCCAAGGTGTCGATCAGCGAGCGGTAATAGTCGATCTGGGCCTCGGTCAAGATCAGCTTTCCGGTGGCCAGCTGCTTATCCAAGTCGCGGTGCAGCTTTTGCGAATCAGTCAGAGCGGCCAGGCCGGCGGCTTCGCGGTCGGTAGCGTATATGCGATCCTCAATCGCATCGAGCAAACTGGCGTATGCCTCGGCGTTGCGCTCGGCCGCGCGCTTCTGTTCGGCTGCGGCCTTATCGGCTGCGGCTGCCGCCTTCTTCGCTGCGGCCTCCTGCTCCTTGCTCTGCTCTGCCGCCAGCTTGCCGGCCTTGATGATCGCGCCCATGCTGTCGACCACCTTGCCGCTGGTGCCGTCCCACACGCCGGATATGGCCTTCCCGCTGGCCTCCCAGCTGCGGGTCATGTCGTTGGCCAAGCGCTGGGCGTTGCCCACGGTAGCCTGGGCGCCAGTGGTGGCCGCCTGCCACGCCTTGCTGTACTCGCCCTCGATGAAGTATTTCAGCGTCTTGCCGATCGTGCCGAAACCGTCCAGCACCACGCCGACGGAAATGGCGATGATGCTTGACATGGTGTCGAACGCTTGGCCGACGGCCACCGCTCCGGTATAAATGGTCTTGAACCCGCCGCCGATCACGGCCGCCATCTTGCTCACGCCGTTGCCCTCGGTGATCAAGGTGACCAGCGAGCCAAGCAGGCTGTTGAGAGTGGGCAGCAGCTCGACGGCCACCTGGCGCGCGACGCCCTGCGTGGCCAGGCCCAAGGTGTCCAAGGAATCATTGAACTTGCCGGCCGCTTCCACCCCCGCCTCGGTGAACGACAGGCCCAGCTTGTCGGCCATCTCGGCCATCTCGCGCAGACCCTCGGAGCCCATGTTCAGCGTTGGGATCAGCGCGGCGCCGGACTTGCCGAAAATCTCGGTTGCCAGCGCGGTCTTGCGGGTGCCGTCTTCCATCTCGGCAAATGCATCGGCCAGGTCGTACAGCACCGCCTTGCTCTCGCGCAGCCCGCCGTTTGCATCGCGCATGTTCACGCCGAGCATGGCTATGCTCTCGTCGCCCTTGGCGATGGCGCCGGACAGCTTGATCATGGTCTTTTCGAACTCGCCGGCCTCCAGGCCGCCGAACTGGAAAGCCATCTGCAGCCCGGCAATGTCCTTGATCGCCACCCCCGTGGCCGGTGATATGTCGCCGATAGCGTCCACCGCGTCGATGGCGCCTTTGATCCACCCGGCGAAGGCGCCGACAGTGAGGCCGGCGGCCAGGGCCGCGAGGCCAGTGGCCGCGCCGCGCACGGCGTTGGTGATACTGGTCATGGCGCCGCCGACAGCTTGGCGGGCCTGGGTCATGTCCTGTTGGAGGCGCGCAATGTCTGCCCGCAGTCGAATTTCGATATCGCTTACGACGGACATTGCGCGTGTTCTCCTATTTCAAAAATGCGTCCAGATTGCGCGCAGCCTTCGCGCTTTGCACCCGGCGCCACTGCTTCTCTGCTGCCGGCCATGGTGGCGGCGCGCCGGGGTCCGTGGCCTTGTGCATCTCGGCCTTGTACTCTCGAGAGAGCCGCAACAGCAGACGTTTCTCCCACGGCTGGAACTTCGCGCACACCACCTTTTCGATCGGCTTGATGTGCTCCACCTCCAGTGGCCCTTCCGCGCGCACCGGGCCGAACTCAAAAAGCACTTCAACCAGATGGCTGCCCCACTCAAGATCCGGCATCACCGGGTCCAGTTTAAGGCTCTCGATTTGCTCCCGCCGCGTACGTTCCCGTTTCGCAGGCGCCGCCGTCTTGGCCGATGCCTGCGGATCCGGCGCGGTGTTCAGCCAGGCGAGATGCCGGACTGCTCGGGCGAGCTGACCGCAGGCTTCTTCCAGAAGTTTCCCCGGTTACCCAGGAACACATTGGCTTGCTCAGCGACGTGCAGAATTTCCAGGTCGGCGTATGCGGCGGTGAAAGCGGCCTTGCCCGTGCGACCTTCGTAATCGAAATTGTTAAACGAGACAGTCACAGACGCGAGGAAGTTGGCCACGCCGTTGATCTCTTCCATCGGGTCGCCCTTGTCGGCGTTGTTGCCCATCAGCGCCTTCATGCTCGAGGCTTTGCGCGCCTGGAATTTGTGGTGCGCTTCCTGATACACCTTGGTACCTGGGCTGTGGAAGGTGATCGACCACACGCTGCCGTCATCGTTCGTGACCACGTTGCCGGCGGCGTCCTTGACTTCCATGGTGCCGGTGGCGTCGATCGCCAGCTGCTTCAAACTTTTCATTTACTTTTCCTTCATCGAGAGAATTTGCCCGTGCTGCCCGCGCGCTCCTCTCGATAAGGAGACACGCGAGCAGTCGGTGCTAGGTAACGCCCCTAAGGGCGGAAAACTTTACGGGGTCAGGTCAATGATCGTTTCCGAATCGCGCAGAATCGACAGGGTGCCGGTCAACGCATCGTTCGGGCCACCGCCGGCATCGGCCAGGTTCAGCACGTAGCCGATAAAATAGACCGCAACGCCAGATTGGCGCTCCAGGCGGAAGGAGCAGATGGCGCGGGTGCGCAGCGCGGTGTCGGCGGTCTGGTGGGCGTCCGATTCCGGCAACCATTGAATGGTGAAGTCCGCCTGCGGGAAGGTGTAGGTGCCGGGCTTCTGGCGGGTGCGGCCGCGCGACACCACTGTCATGGAAGCAATGTCGGAATTGCGGCCGTCGACAGCACCCACGTTGGTCAGTTCGAACTCGTCGCCGCCGGTTGCCGCGGCGAACAGGGTTTCATAAGCGGCCAGGGTGTCGTCGGTCGGCTTGCCGGCCGCGATGAAAAGTTTGGTGCCGGCGATAGTTTCAAAATCCGGTTCGAATGCCATTGCAAATCTCCTGGTTAATTAAAAGCGTTGATGCGCTCAACGAGCACATCGGCGTATTCTTGCATTGCAGACGCCTGCCTGCGCATCCGGTCCTGCTCGGCCGCATCAAGCCCTTGGAAAACAGGGTTGCTGAAAAACGAATTCAGCTTGTCAAGCTTATCCGTCAATTCCTGGTGTTCGTCAATTACGCGCTGTTGGTGCGGTGCCATACACATCTCCGTTAAAGCCCGCACGCACCATGCGTTACGGGCGGGCTAGAAGCATTCCGCTATTCTAGTTTGCTTCTTTGAAAGTTACCATAAAATCTCGCGACCGCTCGAAAATTCCATCGCCCGCTGGCGGTATCGCCGGGCCGGTGCCCATCGGCTCCACCGCGTTGACCTTGAAGCCCTTGACGATGCCGCGCGGGATGCCGGGCAGCTTGCATGCCAGCAGCACCTGCTCCTGCTCGGGGTAGTTCTTGGCGTAGACGGTCACCTGGACGCGTGCGCGGATCGTCGAGTGCGTGCCGTTGCGCGCCACCGTGGTGATCTCGTTGCCGTCGATTTCCGATATCAGGATGGCCGGCATGGGCGTCTCGTTGGTGATGGTCTGGCCGATGAACACGCGCGCCGCCGGCACCTTGCCGGTCACCTGGGGCCGCGCCAGCAACAGCTCGCGCATGATCACCGTGGCGCTCATTCGTCACCTGCTGGCGCTGGATCGGGCACGTTCAGACCTTGCTTGGCCAGTCGCTCGCGGATCTTGTTCTTGATCGCGTCCACCGCCTCGGGAAACTTGGAGTCGACGGCCGGCCGCATGAACGGCCGCGCGCGTGTGCCGGGGTGCTGCACCGACTTGGTGGTGACGCCGCCGAACTGCAGCGCGCCGCCTTGCTGTTTCGGCTTGATCACATGCGGCCGGGTGCCGAACTCGACTAGGTGCGCGTACCAAGCATCAACGCCTTTGACCTTGCCGCCCACCTTGACGGATACCTGCGGCCCTTGTGGGGTGTTGCGGCTACTGATGCGCGCCGTGCTGCGCAGCGCGCCGCTGTCCACCGGGATATTCTGTTTGACCTCGGCCAAGAACACCGCCGCGCCAGCACGCAGGCCGGTGCGGTTGATGTTCTTCTGCATCTTCTCGGGCAGGGTGCGCAGCAGCGCGTCCAGCTGGGCGCCGCCGGTCACCGCCTGGTCGCGGGTCGTCATGTTGTGTACGCCTTCACGGTAAATTCCGTCCACTCGCGCCGGCCAATCTCGGCCGGCGTGCTGGTAACCTGGTAGATGTCGTCCTGCTCGTTATGGACCACGATCCGCATGTCTGCGGTAATGCCGCGCAGGTAGCGGATACGCACGCGCGCAGGGCGGTCGGCCAGCCGCAGGCCGTTCTGCACGGTCTCGGATTGGCTCGGTAAATCGTCCTGCACCTGGGCCGGCAGGCGGGCTTTCCAATCCTCCCACTCACCGGTCGGCTGCGGGCCGTAGTCGCCGTCCACTTGCCCGGGGCGCTGGATGGTGATGCGCCGATCCAGCTGGCCGCCCCTCATTTGTACACCATGTACGGCTGATACAGCCACTTCATGAACTCGTCGGGCAGCGGTGCCACGCTGACACCGGCCACCAGGCTCTCGCGGTGCTCGTACATCGTGCCAATGGCCAGTTTCATCCACTGCACCAGCGGCGCCGGCACGGTGCCGTCGGCGTACCCCGCTTGATACTGCAGCTTCACCGCGCCGCGCGAGAACCGCGTGGCCGGCCATGTGGTGCCGACCAGCGCGTACACCCGCACCGGCTCGCTGGTGATATCCAGCTCGTACGCTTCCGGCGCCAGCGTGTGGCCGATGCCGTCCGGGTCGGTGTAGGTGATGGCCAGGCTGCCCAGGAACGGCACCACAGGCAGCGGCATGCCGTCGTAGAAGCCGTATTCCGTCACGTCGACGGTGCGGACTACGATCGCGCGCTGCAGCCGCTGCTCGAGCATCTGCCGAGCCGCCACGATGAAGCTGGTTATCTCCGCGTCGTCATCGTCAACGACAACGCGGAGATGGCGCTTTGCTTCTTCCAGGGTCAGCGGCTCGGCCATGTGTTACACCTGGGTCAAGACGTTGAACAGCGCTTGCGCGTACAGCCCGTACCCGTTGCCGCCCAGGTGGACGCTGTCCGAATACAGATTGTTGGTGCTGCTGAAACTGCCGATGCGACGCCACATGTCGATAAAAATCAACTTGTTATCGCGCGCCAGCTCGGCATACGCGTCGACGTATGGCTGCTGCAGTTCCAAGGCCGCATTGGTCGGGGCGCCAGACACCAGGATCACGTCGCCGCTGCGCTTGCAGTTGGTGATCAATTGCTGCGTGCGGGTCTTAAAATCATTGATGTTCTCGCTGCTGCCCCAGCTGTTACGCGCCAGGTCAATAATCCACAGATCGGCCTTGTAGATGGTGCCCAGCGTGTTTCCGGCCGAGCGGTAATCGGTCGTGCGAATCCAGTCGTTGGCAACTGACCCCGGCGATCCCATCTGCCACAGCTCAATCTCGGCTTTGGTCGAGTTCCACGCGCGCACCGCGTGGATGCTGTTCACCTGGCCGGCGCCGGTCGGCGTCAAGCGCAGGGTGTGCGTTCCGGGCGTGGCGGTGGTAAAGGTGTAGCTTCGCATGGCCGGCTCCGCGCCGCCCGTCTGCGGGCCGATATTCGTCTGTACCTCGGCATCGATCAGCGGCGCCAGGGTGCCGCTGCCGGTGGTCTGGTGGCGGAACACTTCGAACGAATCCACCGCGCCGTTGGGCGTGAAACGGAACTGGTCGGTAGTGCCGCTGTTCAGGAAGAACGTGCCGCCGGCGGGGAACGAGTGCGTTTGCGGGTTGGCGGTGCGGCCCGGGTCATCCATGCCCCAGCCGGTGCCGTCCATCGAGATGCGCGGATCGAACGCCAGGAAAGCGGCACGATTGCCGGTGAACTCGCCGCCGGCGCCGAAGAAATTGTGCGCCTGCGCCGGGGCAAAATAGGTATTGAGCATCGCTGCCAGTTTGGCCACAATGTTCTTTTCCCGCCCGCCGGCCGCAAGGCTGGTGTTCGTGTTGTAGACGCTCGACGCCGCGCCGTAACCCAGATACGACGAACTGCCCACGAAGCACACCTTGGGGTTGCCGGCACCATTCGGCAACAGCACGTTATTGCGCAGTCGGCCCACCGCCGCGCGCCAGGTCGGCAGCGGCACCGTGCCGGGCGTTTGCACTGTCCGGTTGATAGCCGGAATGGTCAGGCCCAGGACGTTGCCCGCTGCGTCCGTTTCGGCCAGGGTCGGATACTGGTTGTTGGGGGTTTGCGGGGCGACATAGGGCACCCCGCCGGTCAAGTCGAGGGTGGCGTTCACGCCGCCCAGCAGCAACTGGTCCGCAATGTTGTCGGCCACATTGCTGAGAATGGTGTTCGGGCGGTTGCCGTTGTAGGTCGACAGCAAGCGGATAGTTTTTGGCATGGTTATTTACCCCGCGCCTTGCTGGCCTTGTTCGACGCCGGCTTTTCCATCTTGTTTTCGGGGTCCGGCTCGGCTTTCTCTTCGCCCAGCAGGTCGTCCAGTTCGCTCGGACCGTTTTCTTCGGCCGAGATATCGACAGGCACGGCATGCGCCGCGGGGTCGCCTTCGATGGGCTGCGCTTTCTCGACTGGTGCTGCTTCCTGCGCCTGGTCGGCGGCCTGCGGCTGGGGCTGCTGGGGCTGCGCGCTCTGCTCTTGGCCTTCGCCTTGAACCACCAAGCCGGCTTTCACCAGTTCGTCGGCGTCGCCCTTGGTGAACTCTTCCGTTTGCCCGGCCTGCATGTGGACGCGGCCGTGCATGAAGCTCGACAGCGCGGTAACTTTGATTTTCGACATGGTGTGCTCCGATATGTGAGGACGCCGGCGGGTCTCCCCGCCGGTCTGGACTATTACGCGAACGAGCCTTTAATGCGGGCCTCGGGGCGGTAGTCGGCCAGGGCCAGACGCTCCTCGGCCAGGATGGTCACGCGGTTGTTCACGAAGTCGTCTTCGTTCTCGGTAGACACCACCACGTTGGCGTCCTCGCGGTCGAAGATTTGCGCCGACTGGCGGAAGTTACCGGCCAGGAAGGTGTTCGCGGTCATGGCCAGGGTGGTCACGATGCGACGGCCCCACAGGGTCGGCGACAGATTACCTTGCGGATTGCCGATGATGTAGCGGCCCTGGGTGTCCTTGAGCAGTTCGATCTTGGCCCAGTCCTGCGGGTGCAGCACGGCGGCGTCGGCCGGCAGCAGGGCCAGTTCGCCCTGCAGGAAAGCCAGGCGCAGACGGTCGATGGCAGTTTCGCCGGTCACGGCGAACGGCGCCACGTAGGCCGACGCAGTGGTGTAGATGCCGGACAGGTTGTTGCCCACGCCGGAACCCATCAGCAGCTGTAGGTCTTCCACGAAGTCCAGGCCGTAGCGCAGGCGCTCGTCGATCATCGACTGCAGGCCGGGCGCGTCGTCCAGGATCTCGGTGGTGGCCTTGATGAAGTGGGCCAGCTTGATCACCTTGGCGTCGCGCTGCTCGAAAGTCAGATTCGATTCAGGCTTGCGGGTGCCCTCGGCCACCGGGGCGGCGTTGTTGGTGAACAGCAGCTCGCGGAAATACTGGATCAGGTTCGACGAGGTGCGGCCCGGCGCCAGCAGCGAGCGCACAGTGGCAGGGCGCTGCGGCAGCGCGATCACGCCTTGTTGACGATCAGGGCCGACCAGCAGGCCGCCGGAGGCCGACAGGCTGGTGATGGCCTTGACATCGACGCGCAGGGACTGGCCGCGCTGCAGGCGATCGCCGCCGGCGGCAAACGACTTGTACTGTTCTGATTCGATGAACTTGTAGCCGGCGGTGTCCGGCGTCTGCACCTCGTTGGCGCCGCCGCGGCGGGCCATCTTCTGCTCCAGTTCGGTGACGGTTGCCTGCAGCTCGCCCTGCTTGGTAAGCAGTTCGTCAACTTGGCCCTTTGCGGATTCCGACAGGGTAATGCCTTTCTTGGCCAGTGCCACGGCTTCCTCGCCTTTCTCGCGCACTTGGTCGGTGATCTTGGCCAGCGCGGCCTCCAGGCCCTTGATATCGGTCTCGCCGGCAAAGCCGAGCAGCGCCAGGCCGGCGGCAGCGCCAGCATTAGCCTGGACGAAAGCGTGTACGTCGACACCGCACGCTTGTGCGACGCCAGCAGCGGCCAGAATGGCCAGGCCAATGGCGGCCTTGAAGAAACTACGGGATTTTTGCATGATGGTTTTCCTTACGGGGTGAGTTTGAAATTATTCAGCAGTTGCAGAATATCATCGCCTTTTTCGCCATCGGCCTCACACCGATCAAGCAATTTTCGCAGCCCATTGCCGGCGATGGCCTTGGCCTGCGATTTTGAAAACCCGCCTGCCTCGCGCAGGAAGTCTTCGAATTCGGAAAGAGTCGGCAAGCGGCCGGCCTCAATCATGGTCTTGACATCGGCCACCCGGGCGTCGTCGTTCATCGGGTTGGTAACCACGCTGATCTCCACCAGGTCCAGCTTTTCCAGGGTGTACACCTTGGTGTCCTGATTGATGCTGTACTTCTTGACCCGATAGCCGATCGACAGGCCGGTGATGGTGTTGGACTTCATGCCGCGATGGGCCAGGCGCGCGTAGGGCGCGTCCTCCAGCCACAGTGCGGCGTCGCCCAGCAGGCCGTAATCGTCCTCTTTCAGATCCTCCCAGGCCCCAATAGGCTGGCCTGGGTCGTGCTGCCACAGCACCGGCACCGTGCGCCCGTTCTTGCGCCAAGTCTCCAGGCTCTCGGCAAAGGCACCGGGGGCCACGATGTCGCCGCCCTTGTCCACCACGTTGAACACCGAGCCGTAGCCCGAGAAGCGGCCCTTGTCGTCCGGGGCTTTTTTCAGGTCAAGTTCAATCGACTTGTGCAGGATCGTCATCGGTTTCTTCCGGTTCGGTAGGCTCGGACGGGGAGGCCGCCGCTGTTTTACCCAATAGTTTAACAGGAACAAGATTGCTCTGGCACGTCAAATCGTCGGCGCCGTCCACAGCTTCCCAGTTCTCCAGCTCGCGCACCTCGTTGCGGGTCATCCAGCCATTCTGCAGGGCGGTGCTGTAGAAGGCCGATCGGCCCGCGCTGTCGGCGCGCAGCATGCCTTCGAAGCTATACTCCGCATAGTAACGCTTGCGCTCGGCCGGCGTCAGGAGGTGCTTGTTGATGCTCTTTTCGATGCGCTTGGTGTACTGCTCCAGCACGTACTGCTTGAAACCCAGGTTGATCTGCTCGCGGCCGGTGCCCCAGTTCGACACCGCGGTGCCGTGGCCAATCATCGATGGCGGCACCTGGAACCAGCGGCAGATATCCTCCACGCTGCGCGCCAGGGTCTCGGCCATCTGCGCGTCGACCGGGTTGATGGTCAGCTGCTTGTACTGCGCGCCGCCCTCCAGCAGGTGGACGTAGCCCATTTGATCGTTGCCGAACACGCCCTGCTCGATCACCTTCTGCATCTGCGGGCGCTGGTCGGCATTGAGAATCTCGGCGATCGTCACCACCCCGCTCGGGCGCATGTTCCCGCCGAACACCCGCGATGCGGCCTGCTCGACGTTCGCCGCGCCCAGCATCGAGCGCCAGCCCATGCCGATGGGCGACAGCCCGATCAGCCCGTCCGAGCCAAAACCCTTGATGTGCCACACCTCGGCCTCGGTGTACTCGCGCCGGCCGCGCGCGTCGGCGTGGACGTAACGCACATCGCCGTCGAGCGAGCGCACCACCGTGACCTCGGCCGGGTTGAGCGGGTCCAGCGCAACCAGGCGCCCGCCGCTGCGCGTCTTGAGCACATACGCGTTCCCCCAGGTGAGCAGGCCCACAGCGATGGCCTCCCAAAATTCCACGGGGGTCATGTCCGCGTTGGGTGAATCGTGCAGCAGGGTGAACAGCGGATGGTCGCGCGCGACGACGCGCACCGTGCGGCCGTTCTTCTCGGCGCGCTCGTACAGGAAAAGGGGGAGGGTGGAGATCGTGCCCGAGATCAGCCGGACGCAGGACCAGACGGTGGACAGCTGCAGCGCGCGATCGATGCGCGGGGATGCGTCGCCGCGGGCACTTCCGCCGCCGATCGGCTCGCGGGTGATGTCGCGGTTGTTCGGATCGCGGTCGAGCTGGCGATAGGCGAGGGCGTCCCGTATGGAAAAGTAAATCTGCTTGAGGGACCAGCCGCCCGCCTTCGTGTCTTTGCTCATGCGCTCGCCATATCCGCCAGATAATCGTCCCAGTTGCGTTCTGCTTCTTTCGCCTGCTCCTGCGGCATAACTCCGCGCGCGATGGCCAACGCCACCATGCCGTCAATCCGCCCCCGCAGGGTCTTTTTGTCGAACTTGCGGGCGCCGCTGTCGCCGACCACCTTGGCGTTGTTCGCGCACATGGTCAGCACCGGGTGGTTGCCGTGCCGTAGTTGGCCTTCCACCAACATCACCTCCAGATCGCGCAGCGCCGGCGTCATGCTGGCGGTGCCCTGACCGAACGGGACAAATCTATCAATTTCTTCCACGGAAAACAACGGTTTTCCTGTTTTAGGGTCCGGTTTTTTCAGCCATTCCACCAAAAACGCCATCAAATACCGGTCAAAACCGAACAGTTGAACGTCGAATTCATCAAAAATTTTGCGCAAATACTGCGCTACATCTCGGTATTGTATCGCTTTTCCGGGCGTTGTCAGCAAGAATCCTTTCTCGTGCCACACGTCATAGGGCACTTTATCGCCCTTCGCGCGCTCGCGAAGGCCGTCTGCCGGCAGCCAAAAGTACGGGAAAACGCTTCCATTCTCGGCGTCGACCAGCACCGCAGCGGTCAAATCGCTGACACTGGACAGGTCAAGGCCGCCATACACCTTGGCGCGTGGCCGACGGATAGGCTCGGCGCCGTTCTTCTGCCAGATCGACCTGGACACAAACGGCGCCGTGGCTTCAACTCGCTGGTTCAGGTTGAGATTCCGAAATTCAGGCTCGAAAGACGACGTGTTCATCGCCTTGCGCGCCAGCTTGCGCATGTCGGCCAAGGAACGGAACACGCCCAGGGCCGGGTTCGACGCGCGCCACTCCTCCTCGTCGTCCAGTGGCACCTCTTCCGGCTGCCCGTCCACCCCCAGGCGCTCCATCAGCGATGTGTAGACGTGGCAGACCACATGCGGGTCCGGGTCGCGCGCCTGCTCGTCGATGATTATGGACAGCATATCCGCATCCGTCGGCGCCTGGGTTGAGATGATGATTTTCAGGCCGTTGTCGTAGGCGCCCTGCGCGGTTTCCAACGCGGTCACAAAGTCGTTCGTCGGGCCGCGCACCTGGCCCATTTCGTCGAAGATGATCAGCAGCGGCGACAAACCGTGCTTGGTCTTGGCCTCGGCCGACAACGCCACATACTCGACGTTTTTCTTCACCCCCAGCAGGGATTTGAGGGTGGGGAACACCTTGGTACGGGCCGGGTCCGACAGCTCGGGGGACAGGTCGATCATCTTGCGCGCCAGCTTGAACACGATGGCCGCTTGGTCCTTGGACAGGGCGCCACTCACAATCTGGCTGTTCTCTACCGCCTCGGGGCCGACCAGGTGGGCCAGCAGCAGGCCGGCGATGAGCGCGGTCTTGCCGTTCTTCCGCCCGATCGATAGCACTGCGGTGTGGGTGCCGTGCGGATTGTCGTACACGGCGAGGATGAAATCCTTCTGGAACTGCTGCAGCCGGATGGGTTGCCCCATGAGCATGCCTTCGGGCGCTCGGCAATACCGCTCGATGAACGCGATCACCCGCTGGCCGCGCGTCATCAACGCGGCCGGAATGGCTTTCAAGTCGCCGGGGTGCTCGGTCGGTTTGATCCTCATGCCAGCAGATCGTCCTCTTGCTCCACCTCACCGGCCACGCCGCGCGCGTTGTTCTCGAGCTGGCGCTGCTTGGTCTTGGCGCGCGGGTCGCCGACACCGCGGCCGATCATTTGCAGCGAGCGGCCCAGCGCCATCTGCCGGCGCGCAAGCTGCTCCATGATAGATACCAGGGGGTTGGCCACCCTGGTCCCTCGCTCGTTGGCGAGCACCCGGCCCTCCAGCAGCAGCAGGGCGCCGACTTCCTCCTGCTCCACCATGCAGTGGGCCATTTGCGCGGCGATGGTCAGCTGGTGCGGGTTCCATTCGTCACGCGCGCGTGCGCGCACAATGTCGGCGAAGTACGGTTCGGCATCAGCAGAAATTCGCACATGTGCAGGTGGCCGCAGGTCCGGCAACGCGGCATTTTTTGCAGCTCGGATCGCGGCGGTGGCGCTGTCGCTACGTGCTTGCCGTTGTTTCTTCGGGGGTTGGCCTGTTGTCATGGCGAATTGTTACCGTATGGAATTGTGAGATAGGGTCAAAAAAGAGG